AAAAATACCTCTATATTTCCCTTTCTTATTCGGATGCCTCTTTCGAATTTATTCCAAGAGTTTTGAGACTCATCTTTAAAGGTTATTTTCCCTTTTTTGAATTTCTTGGTAGGCTTTCTTTTGGGCCATTCTGCCTTGGCTTCTTTTTCAATTCTAGCAAATTCCTCATCCATCATCTTGGAAGCAGATGGAGCAACAGTTCGCAAAAACTTATCCAAATCAAGATTATCATCAACCCCAATTGACACTACTCCAGTTTTTATTATTTTGCCCATGTCACACCTGCTGATTTTCTGTTTTGTTTCCATTTTAAAGCTGATTTCTTAGCGATTTTTTTGCGCTTCTCAAATTCTTCTGATGTTAAATTGGAAATATAATACTCGGCAATTATTGATGATTGGATGCTATCTGCAAGGGAAAAAAACCAATCAGGATCTTTTCCCCATTTTAATGCAATTTTCAAAGCCAAGAAATCTAATTGTCCTCTTTCTGAGAGGTAAAATTTACTGCTTCATCAGCCTCATATAATGGCATCATGCGTTTTTGCATTAATCCTAAACACAACCCCCCATGCTGATATATCAATGTTGGAGTAATTCCATTATCCAATAATCGCCCCAAAACCTTATGACCAAATTCGATTGGGTTACCTTTTAATGCAGGGTATTTTGGAAGAATATATTTATGATCCAAACATACCGCAATGGCAGATGCACACAATCGTAATAACTGACTAGGATCTAAATTTGAACCCCAAAGCATCGAAAAATCAGAGCAAGTTGCTAAACTTTCCGGTGCTTTTGGTTCTGCTGATCCTAGTTTTCCAAGTGTAATTTCCATAACATTTTTCCTCTGTCTTTATGGTTTTAAATTAGGTGTAAACTACTCCACCGTATCCGGTAAAGGAGATTGTGAAACTGGAAGGATCTCCCTCTGAGAATGAGATAGAATCGGGGATACATTTGCTGTATGTTGCAGTGTGATCTTTCAAATCGCCATGATCAGTTCCTTCAACAGTAAAGACAATATCAATGCAGTACTGCTCAATGTATGGAAGAGTTCCAGTTGCTGCAGATAGGTTTCCTGAGTAAGCATTTGTTTTATTGCAGAAATCAACAATTGATCCTGCAGTTGCATCTGTAAATTCTCGCATATTTGCAGAAAATGATGCAGTGATGAATTGATCATCTTGTTTTCTTACTGCAGAAAGAGACCCTCGATCATAAACAACCAATGATGATTGTAATGATGGAAAATCTGCTGAGAAATTGCCATCTTCATATGCAACCTCAAGAGTTACAGGAGATCCTGTTCCGTCTGATAATACTATTTTCCCATCTCGTTTAACCTTGGGTACTGTTGAATATGCCATGTGTCATGCTCCTATGAGAGATCAATATGATGTCTAATTGTGAAATTAATTGTAATAATTATAAATTCGTTTTTTTCTGTTAATGTCTGGCTAGAATTAACATATCTGATTGATATGTCATTATATAGAGGAGTTGATCGATTTGTAATCACTTTAATAATTGCCTCTTCTCCATCCAATGCTGCATCATAGGTCTCCACCTGATTATGGGGATTGACCTTTATCAACACAATGACAGTGCAATCTGAGGAGCAATCAATGCCTTCAAGAGGTCGCTGTCTGCCTCCATTATCAGTTGTTGATGAAAATCCTATTGCGAATTTCTTATCAGCTACATTCTGCCCTGATCTCCCGATAGATTCCCAATGTGTATACGATTCTGTATATCCAATTGTTAGAATTCTATCTCTGATCTGTTGCCTGATAAGTGATTTCTTTTTTGCAGACATTATCTTCTAAATCCCCTAGCTGATCTCAATCCAAACCTAGGAGGGCGATTAGTGAAAATAACAGGAAATCCTGCTCTTTTCTTTTCATCGATTATTCCATTCTGCTCCATATCATATTTAAATGACAATCTGGAGAATGCTTTCTCATATGATTCAAGATGCTCTCTTGCATGCTCCATATAAGTATTATCAATCCCCATCCCTGCAGATGATGCATCTTTGAAAATGAGATACAGAGTTAGATTCATGTGTGAATCTCTCAACGTATCAGGAGACATGATCAAATACTCAAGTGATCCATTGTTTCGAATCCTTTGAATTAACTTGCTCCAAGCCTCATCAAGTTTAACCTGGAATGATGCATCTCCTTGAGGTCTGATTTGAGAAATGGAGGAGTATTCAGCCTCCAAATCCAAATCTACAACCACCGGATACAATGCAGACCGTGCCAATGCACATGGTCTTTTAAATTCATACACTAAACCATCAGGCAATGTTAGATTCCAATATTGCATGTAAGAATCTGAATAACTAAGAGTAGCCGGAATTTGACCTGCTGAGATAGAATATGTTGCAATATTAGCCGTTATTGTTGATGGAGATTCTGCAATTACATCATTCCCATTTTCATCCACTAAACGAAATGTGGCAACAGATGGAATCACTAATGATCCATCTAAATACACAGGTAATTCCGCATTGAATGCTTTGGCTCTTTCGAGAACATCAGGCACTCGGATTCGTGGAGTATAATAACGATTAGTAGCCATATTAGAGTGCAACCCATTGAGTAGCATCACTAACAACAATGGCACTTGTACCAGTTGCAATTGTAGCAACGAGAGACAAAGCGGCATTTTTCACAAGCAAATTATTAGTAGAACCATTGTTTTTAATTTGATATGAGATCCCGTCTAACTCAAGAGGCAAAATTACATGTCTTGTAACTGCTCCTCCATCTAATACTTGGATGTAAGAATCACGAGCTGTAAGAGTTTTATGTCCTACAATAGTTTCAACATTAAGAAATCCTTTGCGTCGAATTGGACGTGGAATCTGAAAAAATGGTTTGCCTGAAAACATGAGTTTTCTCCTGAGTTATTGTTTTTTAGTTTTCTTATCAATTCTTTTTGCATGCTTAACGACTTCTTCCCGAACTTGTTCTCTTGATGCGTTGTTTCCTGCTGCTCTATTGGATTGCATAAATTTGGTTGTTATGCGTTCAACTTCTTCTCTAGTTGGCATTGATCACCTTTTGTTTTTTTGGATTCATCATTGCCTGGAATGCTTTGTCAATTCCTGCAAGCATTGTTTCATAATCTTTCTTTCGTGTCGCTACATCAGGATTAACCAATGCTTCTTTCACTCGTGAATCAATTCGACGTTGAATCCGTTCTTTGAGATCCTCAATAATAATCTCATCAGGTAATGCAATCACACCATTATCCAATAATGATTGTTTGAATTTATTTACTGCTGCATCATCAGTGATCCATCTAAGAGTTGATCCAATCAATTTTGGAGTAGTCCAAATGTCTTTATAAATGGGTTGACCATGTTTGTTTTTGTATTTTTGCAAATAGCCACCATCATAATCCATTTCTAATATAGTGAATCCCTTCTCTGATCGGAGTTTGGCTTTTGCTAACATATCATCAACTCCTCCTCCAGGTCTCATGCCCATTCCATTCATTCCTGCTGCTTGAGGCAATGCCCCCAAACTTGGAAGAATTGACCATACTTTCCCAGTTTTCAAAACATCCCATCCCATTGGTGAATGAGTGATGTAAAACGGATTATTAGTTTCTTCTGTTGGCAGTCTATCAGATAGATCCTGCCCCCTATTTCCTGTAAATCTATTCCCTTTCATATTTTCCCTCTGTCATGTCTTTAATGGAAACAACCCCCTAATCTTGTAAGACAACCAAGAAAAGGGGATACAGAGGCGACAGAGGAAACCCGTTCCCCTGTACCCCCAAAACTTTAATCAAGCATCTGTTACAATTTTAACGCCACGAGCATCTTCGACAATGTTAGCACCGATATATAGATTACCAACAATTGATGTAAGATCAAAAGCAGGCTTGCGATCCCATTCTATAATTGCAGGAGTACCTGCAGCAACCATTGATCCATCTCCAATCTGAGTATTTTGAGGCGTACCCAAAACATAACCGATTGCATTAGCGCCAATCATTGCTCCAATTTTGTTTCCAGTTGATTCTGTAACTCGATTAGATTTGTAGATTTCAACTCCACCCCATTCTCCAACATAACCCGGTGCCTTAGCTTTCATTATTTCCATTGATGCAGGAGCAAAAGCAAATGCATTGTTAGATTCTGAACGCAAGGATTGGCGAAAATCTGCAAACTGTACAGAATGCAAAATTGCAGCGAATTGAGTATTGTTTGTTGTTTCAAGTTGGAAAATCGCATCCAACATATCATCAACAGAAAGATCAACTCCTGAAGTACCTACTGAATTTGTAAATGATGCAAATGATGCAGCAATAACATCTGAAGCTGTGGCAATTGCTGATTGCATTAGATATTGGCTAACAGTGAACGGATCTAATGATCCACCTGTCATTTGTGCCCATGATGTAATGTCATGTCGAAGTGCATATCGTCCAACCTGAAAGTCAACATTTGAAAATGTTGGATCAGTTGCTCCAACCTCTACACCATCAAGGGTTGTTGCAAATGCTGTTGCTGCTCCCATTGTTGCAAATGCTTCTGATAATGTATCAGAACCAGAACCATCAACAGAGCCAATATTAACAACACCCTCATAGGTGAGAAGATTTGTTGTATCTGCAAGAGTAAGATTTAATTCTTGATTGATCATACGAAGCATGCGGAGGCCATCGCCTGAATTGTACGCTTCTGAGTATCTAATAGTCATGATAGACTCCTAAAAAAACGGTGGATAGAAAAAATTACATTAGTAATTGGATTAAACGCTATTACGGGAGCGACCCGATCCAATGATAATTGTTTCATCCTGATTTCATAGAAGAAACCTAAAACAATCAAATCTATAATAGCAAATAAAAAAAACTATTGCAAATAAAAAATCAAGAGAGGATGGAATCATCCCCCCTTGCCCATCAAGTCAGATCAAGAAATTTCTGGTTTTGGATACTTAGATGGGTTGTGGAGGTGTTTAATCATGTCTCTATTCTGTTTATAGAATTGAGAATCACCTGCTGCACGATCTAAAATTTGCGCCTTGCTCATTGTATTCTGAGATCCTACAACCCCAATATTAGATGGAGGAGCAGGAGGAGCAGGAGTTGCAGCCTGGATTGATTGAGATGTTTGAGCAGGAGTTTCTGATGATGCAACTGCAGGAGATGTTGCAGGAGATGCAGAAAATACACTCTGAAGAATTAATGGAGCATCTGCAGGATTGGAGGATAGATTTGTTACCCATTCATTAAATTGAGGACGCTCTTGACCCTCTGGCAATCCTTGGAGATGTTGATTATAAAACATTTCAAAAGTTGCTCTCTGACTATCATCATTGATGCCTAGTCCTGAGAGATGAGAATGTCTATCATATCGAGTGTTCGACTGTTCCAATTTTGATTGAAGGTCTTGCGTTTGTTTTTGGAGATTGTCAACTAATCCTAATCTCCCCTTCATCTCATCAATCTGCTCTTGAGTTGTTGCATATGATAATTCTGCCTCATTCTTTTGACTGCTGAGTTTTGAGATCCTTTGATCCATTCCTTGAATTGTTGCATCAAATTTGCTCTTGAGAACATATTCAACACCCTCAATTATTGTTGTTTCTACTGCCATTTTTTCCTCTGTCTGTTTTGGTTACATTGTTAAAGCATTATCTCGCTTGACTTGGTTTAGATATGTAATTGCTTCTGTTCGATCATAATCTGGAAACATCCGCATAACTGCTTGCACGGATGAAAGAAGATTCTTATCCATTAGATCGTTTCTTTCCTCTCTCTCTGCTTTCAATTCCTCTGGAGATTGTGGGAGCTCGTAGTAATTGATCTGATATCCTTTCTCTGGATAGCTTGTTTGTTCGAATCGATTTAACATTTTTGCTGAAATCTCGACTGTTGCATTATCTGCAATCCTGAATGAAGGAGTATATTCTGCTTGTGCTTCTCTGAGACTAGATCGAGAGATTGCAATTGCATATCCTGATCTTGGATCTCCAGACATTTTCTGCACGTCTGCAGGGTTAATTCCTGCCAAAGTTGCCAATCTTCTCTCATAGGTTGTAATAGCTGATAGCATTGATTCGACATCTCCTCCTGCTTGGTATTGTCCAAATTGAGGCTGAATTGCAACATCCTCCATCATTGATTGGAAGATTAGAATTGATGCAGGATCAGTTTCTATTGTTGCAGATTGTGGAGACTCTCCATTTGAGGCAACTATGCCTGCAGGCATTGCCCCAAATGCATAGCGCTGTGGGTATGAGCAGTCTCGCAAAACGTGAAAATAGAATGTATAGGCAACTGATGCATTTAATGATCCTCTGACTAATTCTTGATTATAGAATGCATCAAATAAATCACCTGTTAATTCAGCATGATACAGAACATAGGGTAGATAAGGATTATCCTCTGAATCTAAATATGGATAATTCTCTCCAGACATGTCTCCTCCAAGATATATTTCAGATACATCCTCAAGGTTTTCCAGTGCATCATTTCCCTCTACTTGAAGCACTTTGTAAATTGGGAACAATTTATTAGATATATCCAATACATCTAAAGTCCACTCATATTCACCTGTCATTGGGTTTTTTCTTAATCGCATTTCTTTAACGCAAATTGGGATCTCTGGATTGCATGGAGATGATTGAGCAGAGACCATATCAGGAGTCACGATTCTATGTGATAGCATTCCATCATAATCAACTCTAATAAAGCATTCTCTCATCCCAATTGTCAAGAATTGGACTCTCTTCATTCTTGCCCATAATCCTGATTGTGCCAATACTCCATCTGTTCCAAGAAAGCCATTTGTCTCATTCTCTGTTGAGGTTGGATTGGTTATGACAGGTGGTTTCATGTATAAGGCTGATAGGGTTTTTGTCGTTTCCTTGAATATGTTGGATGACATATCAGGATCTCCCCATGCATCTTGACGGGTTGCAGATACATGCCGGTTAAGAGCATCATACAGATCCTCCTCCCAAATCCCCTTTAACATTCTGCATCTCAAGGCAGTTTGCTCACATCTGATCGCTTCATTTGGATTCTGCCATATTGGCATGGTTGGATATAGACTGCTCATTTTGTTCACCATTTTCTTCTGATTTTAGACGGGGCTTTGGCTCTGTATTTTACATCGATGATAACCATTATAGCATAACGCATGGCGTCGACACAATGTTTGTGCTCTGAAATTTTATCCAATAAACCGTTGGATTTCATAGCCCAATTTTTGATACTTTTAATAGTTATAGTGCATTCAGGAAAAATCTGGAATCTCCCATTTATCATTCTTTCATGTATAGTTTGGCATCCATATATAACAGACCATCGAGGCTTGTAAGCTGTTTTAATTTTAAAGGGCAGACCATTAACAGGGTATCCTAATTCACTTGCAAATGCAGACATAAGAAATGCATTACTCATTTTCCCCTCTCCTGATTTTCTGCCCTTGTGTGGACGGTCTCCAGTCCAACTGTATATATCAGCTACTTCAAGATCATTTTTTCTGATCATTTTAAGAATCCCTTTTGCATGTCTGTCTGCTCCTGCTCCGGATGCAACATATTCATCTACTACATATATATGAGCATCTTGAGGATCTGTCATGTCAATGCATATTAGCAGAGCAACCTGAGACGCTACATCATGCCCATGATCAATTCCAATTGTCCAGATGAATTTCCTATGCTTCTCAACTCCTTGTTTATCGTAATATGTATATGAAGGTTGATAGCTAGAGATATGATCATCAGAAAAATCATCAAAAATACGACCCTCTGGAACACCTCCATCCCAATCTCCACTCATCCGCGCTGCCCTATCTATTGCCAAATATCCACGGGCCAAATTATCTATATCTTCCTGATTGAGCATTGGGGTTTTTAATCCTAACGGTGTACAGTTTTCAACACTCATAATTCCAACATGCTCTGAAATTAATTTTTGTTCAACCATCTCTTTTAGATAATCAATCGGTACTCCAATTGGGGTTAGGGTTAATAGCATTTGTCCACGTGTTCGAGTTATACGAGCTTTTAACTCTCCCCATAGTTCAGGAGGTGGAGGTTCATCAATCCAAACCATGTCAACACTTCCAGACATTATTCCTTGTGTACCCTGTCCTGTCGTTTTAAAGTACACGATAGATCCGCAAATGTATTTTACAACCGGATACTTGCCTCTGAATCCGCGTCCTGTGATATATTCAGTTTCAGGATCTAATTCTGATTTAGGAGCCATGTCATAAAATTTCTTTTGAATTACTTTGCTCTGCTCCCAACTATGCACAATGATCCAAACCTCTATTGGAGGAGGTTTAACTTTTTTATAGGGATGTTTTCCAATGCATCGACAATGCACCTCATAACACCCCACCATGGTTTTTCCAATTTGATTTCCTCCTCTTAATAGAACAATAGAGGATGTAGAATCTGAAACAACACTCAATTGAATTGGAGTCGGCCTAAAATACTTTAGAGGATTTCTTTCTGCTTCTTGCCTCATCCTGATTGATGCCTGTGCTATCTGTTGCAGTTTTGTTTTCAATTATCCCTCCATCGGAATTACATTTGAGTAATCATCTGTGAGAGTTTCCAATAGTTTCTCTTTCATGTTTGGAGGCATTCCAAAAACAGCTTGCTGAATCATTAACAACAATTCATCCTCATTATCTATATCTGCTCCTCCATTTTGCTCTCTCACTTTTTCAGTTATTTGATCGTGAATGTCCAATTGTAATCTATGAAGTTGTACAGGATTATTTCCACGGGATTCTACCAGATCAATGGACATGCTGATTTCGTGAAATTTTCTGATCCTGAATTGAATCGGATCACTCACGAAATCCAAACTCCTTAACAGTTCTTGATTCTGTGGTTCTTCTTTTTGTGCTTTTTGAGTTGGAGCAATTTTAATTTCTACAGCTTTTATAATTCTCTTGATCGTGGATTTGCTACAATCAAATTTAATTGCAAGTTTGTCATAACTCCATCCATCTCCGATTCTGTAGAGAACTCTGATCTCTTCTTTTTCTTGGATCGTTAATTTTTTGCTCAAAGTTTCTCCTCTGCGTTTCTATTTTAGCACGTGCGTTTCTTTTGCGTGTCATTTGCGCTTTTTTTTGTGCCTTTTTGGGTTTAGCTAGCGAAAAAAGAGGGCAGTACGAAA